TAGTTAAGCAGGATTGTAATATGGATTTTGTGCGGTGTCATGAACATTAACATCACCACCTCTAACTTCTGAATAATTATCACCACCTTTATTAATAACATTGTTATTAGTAATCATAACTGCTCTTTTATCACCCATCATTTCTTCTTTTCTTCTCATCTGCATGTCTTCATTTTCTTTTCTTGCTACAAATCGTGCAGGGTCATTCTCACCACCTGACATTTGAGCACCAGCTGCAGCAATATTACCTAAGTCTGGTTTAACATCTGCTCCACTCATAACTTCAGCAAAAGCTTTATTAAATGATTCTATCGGACTAAAAGGACTTGTTAATGCAGCCATAGCACCTGCACCAATTGCTTTAAATATTCTTCCAATACTAGCTAAACCTTCTGTTATGAAATTACCAATATCAGCAAAGAAGTCCATGACACCACCAACAAAATTCATAACATCAAATTCTTCTATTGCTTTAATTATTGGGTCCATTAAGTCTGGGAAACCAAAGAAACCTAAAATAGAATCTATAACACCTGCAACATCACTTAATATCATTTTGATTCCACCTGTAAATCCAGCAAGTATTCCACCAAAGAATCCAAACTGTTCATTTGCCCCACTAAAGTGTTCTTGAAATCCCTGAAATATTCTTACTAGACCATAAGCAGCTGCAGCAACAAGGGCGACAACAGCAACAACAGGTAACATTGGAGCAAGTATTGCACCAAGACCAATAAGCATTCCTTTAAAAGCCAATCCTAAACTAATCATCATAGCTTTACCTTGTACTAGTAATCCCGCACCCATTAGTTTTAATCTAGGTATCATATTTTTCATTAAGACACCTTTAGGCCCAAACAAGAAAGCAAATGCAGCTTGTAAAGCAGTCAATGTTACTTTTGTAACTGTTGTTTGACCTGCTATTGCAGCAATTTTAAGACCAATGAATGTAAAGAGTGCCAGCAATTTACCAAAATGGTCGGCCCAATATCCCCAATTTGGGTCTGAAAAGAAATTTAATGTATCTGTTATAAAATTTACGATACCACCGACTATTGCTTTAAATGAATCTGATGTTAAAAAAGCAAATAGTGCAATAACACCAATACCCTTTAGAAGCATTGAACCACCAGCTGATACTTTTTCACCTATATTATCTCCAATATCTGTTAATCCACTAACTATTCTTTTCTGCATATCAAAATTTATTTTTTGTCTTTTCTTTTCTTCTTTTTCTTTCATCTTATCAAGTATCTTTTGATTTGCCATAACTTTTGGTGAATCTTCTCCAGCGATTGCTGTATCTCGTTGTATTTCTTTTTGAAGTGCTAACATTTTAGCATCCATATCTGCTCTTCTTCCAGCTTCTTCTTCATCTAGTCCAGACGCTTTAGCAGCAATACGATTTCTTTCTGCTGTTAAATCTGCAATTTTGTCAGCATGAATTACTTGAAGTCCAGCATTCTGGTTTAGAGAAGCTAACTTCTCAACCAGGTTTTCAAATCTTTTATCTAAAGGGTCTTTCTTTTCAGCCATTATTTTTTACTCGTTCCTGTGTATAGTCCAAACCATGCAGCACCAGCACCTACAACGATGCTTATCAACCCAGACTGTTCCATAGTCGGAGCCAATAGATTCATATACCAAATAACACATTTATATAACAATATAATATATACTGTTAAAAATAGTCGTGGGAATATTCTCCATGCATCCACAGCTTTTGCCATGTCTATCCATGATTGATATTTGTTTTTACTAGAATCAACAACATTTGTGTCTACTTCTAATTCTATGTTTACTTTTTTAGTTTCAGTCATATCTTTTGGAGCCTCGTAATATGATAACTTAGGTTTATCCTCAGCCATTATTCATTTTCCTATTTTCTTTTTCTATTCTTTCGTTTTCTTCTTTTATGTGTTGTTGTAACATTGCCATGTATATTTCTCTTTCCCATGGCATCATATTCTCTAACTCTGTTAAAGAGTATTTATGATGTTGCATGAGTGCAAAATTACTCTTATAGTAATTTTTTAGGCTCTCATGTGAGAGCCCTATACTAAAAAACTTCTTAATCCCTCTAGAGGCACTTCACTTTTTACCTTAGTGTTAGGATTTTCAACTTCAATAACATATCTTAATTTAGGCATAGTATTAAAGAAGTTCATTACATTTTGAAATTGTTCAGTATTTAAGTTATCAATAAAATCTGTCAATTCTTTATCACTTATATCTGCTTTATTGTATATTGTATCATCCCAAGATATGGTTTCTAGACAATCCTTAACAATCGTAAATGCCATTTCTGTTGTTGATGCATTATTATATGTAGCATAAGATGCAAGTAAAGGATAATCAAAAGTCATTTTAATATCATCGGTTACATTTACTTCATTTGAATGGTCATCAAAAACAGACACTTTAATTTCACTTATAGGTATATCTTTTGATACTATAGTTTTTTCATCATCTGGGCAAGTAATATTTACAGATATAGTTTCACCAACTGATTTACTTCTTATTTGTAAAAACACATACTCTGCGTCAAACAAAGGACAGGTTGTTGGGTCTATTTTATTGAATGTACAGTCACGAATTAACTGTTTCATAGCATCAAGTAATTCTGTTTCATTTTCAGATTCTTGTGCCATTATCATTCTCTTTTGTTCTTTAACCAAGAACGGTCTATACTTTATTTCTTCATCTGTTGAAGGTAAAGTTAAAGTATAAACTGGTGTTTCAAGTTTAGGTAAAGCCATAATTTTTCACTCCTTAATTATAATCTTCTTAATACTTTTGGTATTCTGCTCAATAATTGTCTTTCGACCTGGTCACCAAGTACATTTTGTAGTCTATCCAATAGTGGTTTAGGTAATTCAGATTCATCAGTTAGATTTCTCCAATATCTATATTTAAAACCAACAGTTATTTCCATAGCTGATGTAGCAACTGCGCCAGAAAGAGTTTGTTCTCCAAGAGTTTCGGGGAAAGCCTCAACTAACTCAACACCATATCTTCTATTGTTTTGTTGGTCTAATGTGTAGATTTTTACATTACCCACATAATCATCATAATAACCCATTGCAAATGTTTGTGGGTTAAATGCTATTCTTTGCCATGTTTCAAAAAATTTCTTTTCTCTCATATCATTGTGACAATAAAGAGTTGCACTAACATCACCAAATGTATATCCTTGTACTAAGTTTCTAGCAGGGCCATATATTGTTTCATCAGCAACTGTTGTTAAAGCACGAGAAGGTAATGCTATAGTGTGACATTGATATGCAACATCTCTTGTAATACCACCACCTATATCTTCAAACAATATTTGTGAAAATAAATTTTGTGATGCACCAGGGCCACCTGTGCCTCTACTACCTGATGGTGCTCCAAATCTTACTTCATATCTTGAAGGTAATGCAATACCATCATCATCTCTTAGTGGTGCAAGTAATTCATTTAATACTGATGCGGAACCTGCCTCTATTAAACTACCAAAATCTAATGCCATTATATCATTCCTCTTGATTTTGCAAATACATGACTATCAGACTGTTTTTTAAATCTCTGTACAGGTAATAGTGTTGCAATCATAAATTCATCTGCTTCTACTTTTCTAAACTTAGACTTAATATTACTTGCTAAATATCTTTTCAAACAAGGTTTAATTAAATCTACTTTTTTTAATTTACTATAATCCACTCTTAATCTTGTAGATTCATCAAATTTATTGTTATTACTATAATCTACTAATCTATCTAATAATCTTAATCTCATAGGCATAGATAGATAATGTAAATTGATTCCTAAAAATCCATTGTTATATTCTTCAATGGGTAATACTAAAGGAAATGTATCATAATATGGTAACTTATCCTTTAACTTAGGGTCATATACAAACATATTTAGTATACCAAAGGTAGGCACTGATGTTCTTTTTCCGTCACGAATTAAATCTGCAGACTTTGGGGTACCAAACTCTTTGATTTTATCACGAAACCATTGGGTTGATTTAGGTCTACCACCTGCAGCGTCTAAAACACTTTGGATATATTTACTTCTTGCCATATGTTTATTTATAAGGATTGTATAGAATTATACAAGAAAAGTGCCCCTATAGAATAGAGGCACTCGATAGATTACTCAGCTAGTTTTTCAAAATATGCTAATGTATCATCTTCCTCAACTACAGGTGTTTCCACTTTTGTAGTTACAGGTTTTGTATCAACTTTAGGTGTTGCAACAGGTGCATCATCTAAATCATCAGCAACATTACCAACTTTTACAGTACCAGAAAGGACTGCATCTAGTCTAGATTTTAACTCATCATAAGATTTAAAGTTTGTTGGAGCAGTAAACTCTGCAAGAGAGTGTTGTGCTTTCCAAACTTTATCTGCATCAGCGTCATCTTCAAATAGTTTAGATGTATCTTCAAACTCTGATTTATCATAGTTCCAATAGCCATCTACTTTTCTGATTTTTAATTTGAAGTTAGCACCTTCCCAAAAATCAAATGGGTTGATTGCCTTTTCATCTTCAAACTCTGGTGACATAGCAGCAGTTAACTTATCAAAGATTTTCTTTCCGTAACGGAACAAGAATACTTTACCTTCATTCTCTGGGTGTTTCGTATCACTTACTACATAAATGTTTGAGAAGTATTGTAATTTTCTTTTCTGTTTACGAGCAATCTCTTTATCAGATTCTAAACCTGTATTCCATAATCTAGTGTTATGTTCAGAAACAGGGTCTTTCTGATTGAGTGTTGTAAGAGAGTTTTCAATGTACCATTGACCTGTTGGGCCTTGAAATGCATGATTCCAAACTTTTGCCCATGGTAAGTCTTCGCCTTGAACGGCAGGTAGAAAACGAATGACTGCGTATCCATTACCAGACTTATCTAGTTCTGGTTTCCACAACCTTTCATCTACATATGATTTTTTCTCTTGAGGTGCAGTTTCGCCCTTTGCAGCATCTAACAGCTTATTAAGGGACCCACTACTCTTTAGGTTATCTAATGACATATTTTTCTCCGTATGTTATTATATTTTATCGTATGTTTATATGTGTATCTTGCGATACATAACTATTTATAATAGTTAATCTTGCAACTATACTAGGTATTGCAAACTTTGTCAAGGGTTTCATATGAAATACTTTTGACATTATTACACTCTAGTGGTTGCTTTTCTGAATCAACAACCCAATAGAATTGTGTTTCAGAAAATTCTTTAAATACTGTGATTAATTGACTTACCCATTCATCAGTATTAAATCCTTTTGAATCAGATGGTAAATAGTTATCTGTTCCTTTGTAAATATTATTAAGAGGTTCATCATAATCACTTAGGTCAAATCCTAACATGTATACTTCATCGGCACCTTCTTGACATGTTAAATGTAATGCCGTTGCACCTGCACACCAGTTTCTAGGGAATTCTATATTGTTTACTTTATCCTCATCTTCTACCCATGTAATATAAAGACCTACATTTTTAAAACATTTTCTTTTTACATCTT